GATAGTGCGCGTGACCGCCATCAGTACGGACACGCTAACAGTGACACGTGCGCAGGAATCAACAAGCGCAAGCACGAAAAACACAGCATCGAAAACCTACAAAATGATTGCCGGTCTGACTGCTAAAACTTTCGACATTGATTTAGCTTCCTTTGCCCCGCTAGTCATAAACGGGCGGTTAACTCTTGAGTCAGGATCACCCATTACGCGGGACGTCGGTGAATTTCGCGCCGCAATGAATCCCTTGTTTGCTCGCGACGCAGTCAACCCATTGCCCAGCGGTACGCCACGGGCGGACATGATCGCCAAGACCACGATTTATTTTACGCCTTATCAAGGCAACAGCATCAGCATCTATGACGGCTCACATTGGATGCTACACACTTTCTCAGAATTGAGTTTGCCGCTAGGCACGCTTGTTGCGGACACGAACTACGACGTGTTCATTTACAGCAATGCAGGATCGGCAACGCTTGAAATGGGTGCAGCATGGACAACCGCAACCGCGCGTGCGGGTACGCTTGTCTTGCAAGATGGGATTTGGGTTAAAGGCGGTGCAACTACGCGGCGCTATCTTGGAACGTTTCGCACTACGTCAACAACAACAACTGAAGATAGCATGGTGAAACGGTTCATCTGGAATGCCAGCAATCGCGTGAGGCGTGAAATGCTTTTTATTGATGCGGTTCAGCATGTATACGATGGCGGCAATCGGCAATGGCATGGCAGCGCAACGTCACAGGTAGCATTTGTCACGGGCTTGGAAGAGGATCCGATTAGCGTGAGTTTATTTGGCAGCACGAGCATCGTTCCAGCAACACCGGCCAGTTATAACGTAGTGGGCATAGGTCTGGATAGTACCTCAGCATTTTATCGGCAGATTCAAACCTACGCAGCGGGACAAATTGGGCAATTCGGCATTGCCGGTTCAGTGGCTCCGCAAATCGGTTATCACGTTTTAAATCTATTGCAAAGTACGGTCGCGCAGGGCGCGGTGACATGGGAAGTCGGGTCGCTTCAGGCGCTGCTATTTACTTAACATATGCTTGCAAGTACTACGTTAGCATCTACTACGCTTGGCAGCTTGGGCGGCTATGACACCAGCACTCCCGGGTTTGCAAACATCGCTGCGCAGATTACGGTTACATCGTCACTTGGATGCAGCATCACCACGCTTCAGGCGCTTCCAATAGGCACGAGCACGTATCCGGCGACGATTGACACTCCTGCGAATCTTCTGATAGCGGCGAATAATGCACGCACTACGCTTGTTGCTGATGTCACGCCGAGCGATCTTATGCTGACTCTGACTGATGCATCGCGCTTTGCATCATCAGGTGCAATCACGCTTGACCTGCCAGCAATAGGAGCGCGGACTCTCAGCTCATCTGAGATTGCTTATTACGAGACTAAAATCGGAAATACGCTCAACCTGACGCAGCGCGGTGCAGATGGCACTTCTGCGAAGGCGTGGGCCGCAGGATCATCAGTCGAGATGCGTGCCATTGCGCATCATCACAATCTGCTGGCTACAACCATTATCGCGCTTGAAACGGAAATCGAAACTAAGGCTGACGTTCCACACACGCACGATCAATCTCAGATCGTTGATCTTGATGCATCGCTTGATGCAAAGATAAACAAATCAGGCGACACGATGACGGGAGCTTTGACTCTCTCGGGGCCACCGGTACTTGATAATCATGCCGCAACCAAAGCGTGGGTTGACTCGTCATCTTTCCATTCCGGCTATTACAACGTAAAAAGCTACGGGGCCGTTGGTGATGGCGTCACCGACGATACTGCCGCCATTCAAGCATTAATGAACACCGTCGTCGCCAATGGCGGCGGAACGATCTTCTTTCCTGCCGGTGTCTACCTCATCGCGGGACCATTGCAGGACACAGAGGATCGTAACGCGCAACTGCTTTTGCCCTTTGTGCCAGATGGTCAGGAGATAGTTAATCTCACATTTATGGGTGCACTTGAGCCGCCGCAGGCGTTATGGACCGGAGCAACCGGCAAACCTACAGGGCGTGCTTATTCAATTCTCAAGAGTACGCTCATGGGTGCAAGTGGCACCGCTTCGATGATTGCCGGCACAGATGGCACTAACGAATACTTCAATTGCCTCACGGTTAATTTGCGGAATCTGATTTTCGAGACTCCGCCAAATCCCAGTTTCACAGCAGTGAATCTGCTTTCATGTTTACAAGGCGACATCTCGCAGATATTCATTTTTCCTGGCACAACTGATTTGGATGCATTGGAAGAACCGACACATACCAATTCCTACGCGCTAAAACTCCCTGCGGTGCTTCACTCATCCCGTACAAAGGTGGACTTCGTGTCAATTGTCGGCTTTCGAACGGGCATTCTTCTGGGAGAAGCCACCGATATGTGTGCGATTCTGTGGGGTTGCGTGACGGCAATTGAGGTACCGCTGGCCAGTCACGCAAGTATCATTAGCCACCTGCAGATTGTCTGGTGTGCCTATGGGTTGCTCGCTAGTGCAACTCCGCCGTATGTGCATCCTCTTATCATTACGCTTTTGGATTTTGAGCGCGGGAATGCGGCCTATAGTCTGCCGTGGCAATACGGCGGCGTGGATATTTACGACCCATTAAACGTGCTTAAAGGCAATGCGCGTTATCTCGTGGAGTCCGCTGGCGGAGGGGTTGTGGCACTCACAAAAGTCGGTGGTGCGAATTTCCTGACTACGCTAATCGGCACGTAATGTTTAACGAGAGTCTCGACAATGCGGCACTATTCAATGATTCCGGCGTATTTGTTGCTGAGATGGTTACGGCTATGGATCCGGGCGTCTCATTCACGATCAGTGATGAACTCGGCGGATTTGAGGAAGCAATAAGCGATGAGTGCATGTGTTAACACATACGACGTGGGAGATTTGGTGATCCTCAAGAATGGAACGTTCCTCAATTCGGAAGGCGTCGCTGTCGATCCGCCGGTAGTCAACGTCAAGGTGCAGGATCCGCATAACGCTGACGTGACCTATACGTACGGTGTTGATGCGAATGTCGAGAAGCTCGCTGTTGGTGTCTACCGCTGCACCATCAAGCCGGCAATTTCTGGCATGTGGTACTACCGCTGGGAAGCGGTCGATCCGTCAGCATCAATCGTAGTCGCAAAGGAAGGCGCAGAAGAGCACAGATTCAGTGTGCGGCCAAGCGCATTTGTATATGCCTAGACCAAGCAAAGCGTACACACAAGGACTGACCTGGCTGCTGCGTACTGCATTCACTGAAGAGGACCGGATGGAAGTCATTCAGATGCTCGTGAGAAGGGCAAAGGCGGAGGACTTGGAAGCCACGAAGATTCTCCTGGCGTACACGTTCGGGAAGCCAAAGGAATACCACGAGCACACAGGTGGGGTGCTCATCAGGATAGTCGATGATAGCAGCAGCCAAAGAATTGACGGTCAGGTTGCCACCGCTGCACTCGAAGCAGGCGCTGATAGCGAATACGAAAGCTAAGCGCGTGGTGGTTAATGCAGGGCGGCGTGCCGGAAAAACCACGCTTGCCGCGAGCGTGTCAGTGAGAAAGATGCTCGCTGGCCGGCGCGTGCTTCTCGGATCGACCACGCAGGATCAGGCTGACGCCTTCTGGGATAAGTGCAAGGAATGGCTCTATGAGCTCTCGCACTTTGGCGTAGTTGAGAAGAACGAACAGAGAAGGATTATGCTTTTCCCACACAATGGCGGACGCATCAAGGTCAAGACTGCAAGCGATGCGGACACCTTGCGAGGCGATCACGCAGACTTCCTCGTGCTCGATGAGTGCGCGCTCTTAGCGCCTGACGCATGGGACAAGGTGGGCGCGCCGATGCTTCTCGACAATAACGGCGACGCCTGGTTTATCTCGACACCGAGGCGCAGGAACTGGTTTCACGATCTCTATCAGAAGGCGCTGGGTGACACAACCGGGCGCTGGCAGGCGTGGCACTTCACGTCATTCGATAATCCGCATTTGAGCAGGGAAGCGCTCGAGGACATCACGGGTGATCTGAGTGACGAAGCCTACCGGCAGGAGATCATGGCGGAGTTCCTCGAGGGTGAGGGGAGCGTTTTTCGAAACATTGTGGCGAACCTGACTGCGCCGAAGAATGCAGACCCTGTAGCGCATTCCGGTCACAGAATGGTAATGGGGGTTGACTGGGGGCAAAAA